ACTGGAGTGCAGCTCCGGCGCGGTTGCGTGCGACGCCAAGGTGAGAGGCCACTACCGCCGACGTGGCGCCGGGGTTCGCGGCAACGAAGGCTTCGATCTGTTGTAGTTGGGTCATCACTCGTCCTCCAGGAATTCTTCCAGTTCATCGGCTTCGTCAGGGTCGTACTCCGGGTCGCCGGGATTCAGGTTGTTGAGATACGCCAGTCGTGCCGCAGCGCGGGTGTGCTGCTGGTAGTCGAACAGGTCGGCGTCATAGTCGTCGCGCATGGTGTCACCTCATGAGAAGTTGAACTTGGTGTCGCAGTGGCGGCGAGCCGCTTGGCCCGCCAACACCCTGCGCTGTACTGTCGGAGGGATCAGCTTGCCAGCCATGAACACGCGCACCTTCTCGTGATGCTCCCCGGTTGCGAGCAGGTCGATCGCCTCGTCCACGTGTTGAGCGGTAAGCCAGTCCGTTCTCGGGATCATCGGACCCCACTGAATGTCGGTGTCCATCATTCATCTCCAACGTCCATGCCGAGCCATGTGCCCAGCGTTGTGAGTGTCGCCACCGCAGTGGCGTAGAGCAGGTCTCGAAGGGCGGTCATGATCAATACTCCGAACGAAGCATGAGGACGAAGTCGCTGCCTGCATACGACAGGTACATCACGATCTCGTCGAGCGGGAAGTCGCTGTACTCCACCGTCTGGGTGGCGTAGGTCTGGTTGGGCGGGATGTCGTCCTGGATGCTGAAGATCGCACCGGGGTCGCGTACGCCCTCCTTGGTAAGCACCACAACGAAGAACGTGTCGTCGGCCTTGCGCAGCACGGGTAGGTACGACCACACCATGTCGAGCAGCCAGTAGCAGCCCGCGTTGTCGGCGAGGAACTTCACCCCATCGGTGACGAGCAGGCCGGGGTTGGTGCGGTAGTAGGCTTCGGTGCCGTAGAAGCCCCGCAGGGCTTCGCGCAGTTGGTCGGCGGTCATGTCGGTGCTCATCTCACATCTCCTCATCGTTGAACGTGTCCATCGGCACTGCGTCGCCCCACAACATGTCCCACACTGCGTCGGCCATGCCGTCGGGGTCTTCGATCATGGCGTCGACCATCTCCTCGCGGGTCATGTCGTACAGGTCCGCCACGCGGATGCGGCTGGCGTAGCGGGTCGTGTTGGCCGACAGGCTGCGACGATAATCCCCGGCGAACCCGAGCCGACCGAACCCCATGCGGCCGTAAGCGAAGTCGTCCTCACCGGGCTCACGAACGGCGGGGAGGGACTGCCAGTCGATGCTCACGAGCGCGTCGCGCAGGTTGAGCAGGTGGTCGACGTCGAGTTCTTCCATGCCGGTGTGCTCCGCGTTGTACCCGACCGACAGGTTCGTGCACTCGGCAATCAGGCCGGTGAGGTTCGCGGAGTCGGTGAAGATGCCGCCATCGCAGGGCTTGTAGTCCAGCCCACACTCGTTGAGCGCCGATGATAGGTGCGATGCGAACACCTCGGACGCGCAGCGGCTGAACCCTTGGTGGGTGATGACGTCGCTGGTGCCACGTCGGTCGAGCGACACGCACCACTTGAACGCCTGGAAGAACTCGGGATTGTCCTTGGCGGCGAAGTCGGACCCTTGCCCGCAGATCTCCTCGGCACGGAAGAACGCCAGCCAGCAGGGCACACCGGCATCGAGCATCTCCTGCATGAGCCACACACCTGCACCGTCGTCGGCACCGAGCGGCTTCTGGTCGTTCTTGTAGGCCACGCCAAGGTTCGCGTCGAACAGCACCTCTTGCAGCCCTTCCTCGCCGTGTACGCTGTCGGTGTGTGCGGTCATGAGCAGGTCGGACCCGCCGCAAACCTCGATGAAGATGTTGCCGAAACTGTCGAGGCAGAACTGCGAGGTGTTGGGGTGCGACTGCAACGGGCTGATGAACCGCTCGATCCACGCGGCCTCGCTCTTGCTGAATGCCTTGCGCTTGTAGGTGAGCATGGTGAGCAGGCGCTCGACGCGCTCCTTGTGTTCAGGGCGTGCGCTGATCGGGGTGTCGGATGGGATGAACATGATGAATCTCCAGTGTATATGTGTCAGCACGTTCTGTGTTGAAAACGTGCTGTGGTCGTAGCGGGTTATCAGGCGGCGACTGCGTGGTGCTCGTGATCTGCCGGTACGACGCGAGGCAACGGGCCTTGTAACTCGAACGCGGCCTGAGCCTCGATCCGCTCGCGCGCATCCTGCATCTCTCGCCAGGTGCCCGGTGTAACGTACATCGGCACCTCTTCCCCATCGGCGTCGCTAGTCGTGTAGTCGTCTGCGTTCGAGCCGTCGTCGAGCCACGCTTCTTCACCCGTCTCGGTGTTGACATACATCGTGCAGTCCGGGCGGTAGCCCATCGTGTTGCCCTCGGGCGACTCTTCGGCGAGTTCAACCAGCTCGTCGTCGCAGTTGCTGCACACCAGTCCGCTGTCCGTCGTGGTCGTGTCGTCGAGAGCCACCCACTCCTCGCAGTCGATGCACTGCACGAAACCGCACTCACTGAGCAGGGCCGGGTCGTCGGCGTACCAGTCCCCGTCGATCTCGATCGCGTTGTTGATCAGCACCATGTCGCGCTCGGTGCCATACCTTCCGGTGCGCACGACGGCATACACGAAGTCGTCCTCGCAGCTAGAGCAATACTGAGTCGCCTCGTAGTCGCTGTGGTGCAGGTCATCCTCGTCGTCATGCTCCGCGTTGCAACGCTCGCAACAGTACTGATGCTGCCGCGCCACCAGCCCGTCGCTCTGGCACCCACTGTAGTCGCCGCTGGACGTCACCAGCAGGTAGTCGCCGTGGTCGTCGAAGGCGTTCGTTGCATCCAGGTACGGGAAGATGAAGCAGTCGTCGTCCATCATGGCCCGCACCATCCGCACATGCTCCAAGCCCACGCGCAGCGTGTACCCCGCTGCGTCGAGGTATGAGGTCAGGCGGCTGTCGCCATACACCCGCACGTAACCCTTGACGTTGTACCTGCTGCTGACGGGCCCGAAGAACTCGGGGTTGGCGTGGTCGGGGTCACGCACGATCGCACGGGCATACACCCGCCCGCCTTCAGTTCCGACCGGGTCGCCCAGGTACGCCAGCCGAAGCCCGTTCCCCTTGTACGCGTAGCACCGCACCGGGTGGTCGTCCCCGTAGCAGCGCGGGTTCAGATACCGCGAGTCGGGATGGTCGTACATCATGCACGAGCTGAACCCGTGGGCGTTCTCATACACCCACTCCCATCCGTCCGGGTCGTCGTTCTCCACAAAGCGAAGCGTCGATTTGCCAGCGGCTCGCTCGGCCTGCACCACCATACGCTCGGCCCACTTGCGCACCTCTTCGGCGGAGAGGTCAGGGTAGAATTTCGTGAGGAACCGCCCCGGCTTGGTGCGGGTCTCGATGCCGCGCATCAACTTGTCGAAGCTCTGGTAGTACGCGACCTGCGAGGGGTCTTCGGTGCTCACGTGCGCCAGGCGATACTCGCCTTGGGTCAGCCGGAAGAAGGACTCACGGCTCCACTCAACGGGAAGCCACGGGCCGTCGCTGCCGATCTTGCTGGCGGCTTGATGATAGGTGTCGACGGCCTCGAACACCTTGGGGTGCACATTGATGCTGCGATACAGGATGATGATTTTCGCAGTGCCTTCACGGATGCGGTGGAGCGTCCTGAACAGCATGTCATCCGACACCGGGCGGCGCCCGTTGAAGTGGTTGTGAAGCGTCGAGATGAGTTGCGCCGTGATGTGCCCACGGGTCCGCGAAGCCTTGTTCTCTTCGATGAAGAACTTTGAGTCCGAGCGGGACTGCTCGACGTTGAACATGTTGCGCTTGCGGAAGTACGGCAGGCGAGACCCGGACTCGATGCGCAACATGTTCAACTGTCTGCGAATCTTGATCCGCATGTTCGTGATGCGGTCGAGGTAGTCCGTCACCCACTCACGGCAGCGCGCCACGCGCTTGCTTTGTTCGGTGGCACGCTCGTTGTTCAGATAGTACCGTTCTGCGCCGGGGAACACGTAGTCGGCTTCGGCGGCGTAGTGGGCATTGACTTCGTTGTACCACCACGAGTTGTCGTAGGCGCGTACGCCCTGACCACTACCACCGGAATTATCGAACCCCTGGTGCGTGATGGGGAGGCCCATCACCTCATTGTCGAACACGAGGTTCTGCATGGGTTCGGGCGGGGTGTTGGCGGAGGGGGTGAGGGTTGCGTTGGACATGGACGCCTCCGGGGTTAAGTCGTGAAGGATCGGGTTGTGGGGTTCGAGTTCGGACTGGCGATACCACCAGCTTTCGCCGTTGCTCAGGACGACATACGCTGTGAGTTCGCGGTCGTCGCTAAATCGGCGTATGGCCCCCTTCATGCCGACCGTGTCGGCCATTTGCGACGCCCACAGGGTGTCGTTGCGAATATCTGCCGGGGCTCGGGCGACGACAACTTCGTCGCCAATAGCGAAAGAGCGATGCGGGTTAGGCATGATGCGGCACCTCCATGTGTTTACGGGTAAGCAGGTTGTTGGTGAGGTCGGGTCAGGACAGCACCCAGGGCCAGAAGGGAAGGGACAGGATGAGCAGCATGGCTAGGGCTGCGAGGATTTCGTCGAGGGGGGTCATGACGTCACCTGTTTAGGGGTGGGTGAGTTCGATAACGTAGATAGGGTAAAGCGGGGCGTCGGGGTCTTCGGACAAGCACTGTTGGTCGAGGAAGTCTTTGACGAGGAACAGTTCAACGCTGCTGCTTCGCCTCGCCCACGAGTGGGCGGCGTCGGCGGTCGGGAAGAAGTGGTCGCAGAAAAGATCGCGTTCGCTCCAGAGGACAAACACTTTGTTGGGCATGACGGCACCTGTTGAGTGAGAAGCGGGTTGTGAGGCGGGGAAGGCGTCAGCGGATGCTAACGTGTAAACAAATGAGGGGCGATTGATTGTGCTTATGGGTGGATAAGGTCCGCATACAGCATCGGTGGGAACCGCATTTGTTTACAGGCTAACGGCACCGGGCTGGAGTGGGGCGCGGCTTACAGTGTAAATATAGGGAAAGGCTAATGTTTACAGGGTTGGTGGGGCGCGGTTTACAGCACCGGGGGTGGGGCTTGGTGTAAATATAGGGGTTTGCTAATGTTTACAGTGTAAACACGTTGGGTTTACAGGATGGAGTGGGTGGGGTGTATCGCTACCCGGATGACGGCACAATCCTACGACTCTACCAAAGTCGATTTTCGCTGGTAAAATTCAAACCCGCGCCAGCACTGGGCTGTAGGTGATCATTACCAAAAATACACTCAAAAAGAGAGGGCACTGGGGTTTACACGTTCGGCAGCGGGCGGCAGGATGCTGCACCGCAGCAAAAAGTTTACAGGCAAAAGATTTCAAAAGGTGTATGTATGTTATTTTATATGTATTAATGGTATAAATGGTAATACATACAGCTACAACCCTTGCCGCCACTGGGGGTGGCGAACGTGTAAACTTCGGTTGCGGTAGCTGCCCTTGTCGAAATCCGGTATTGATGTGCCGTTCTCGCGCCTGTCGGCGCTCGGGCAGGGTGCCGCCCACGCCATCCTGTACCAAACCTTACATTGTAGGTTTTGATACAGTTAAAAACTTGGTATTTTGGTAAAGTGGTAGCGATATCGAAAAGCTATCGCAGACCCACTGCCCCCGGTAGTTTTTGGCTATCGGGGTTTACATGTAAAGAAAACCCTCTCGACTGGGTGCCGTAACACCCAGCTCGGCAAGGTTCTCACTCCGGCAGGATGGCGTACTGCTCATGTGCCACATTGACCATTTCCATGAACTGCTCGAAGGTTAGGCCAGCATCGTGCGCCTCGACCATTGCACGCACAATCGCCTCGTCAATCACAATGACGTTTTCCATGATGTTTCTCCACAAGGTGCCGCACGCTGGCGGCGTTGAACGAAACCACACACTACAGCCCACTACTTGAGCGGGCAGGGTTTGGGGTCTCAGGTGCGGTCAGACCGGCGCATCGACCTTCATGGCGTCCTGCGCTTCGCGCATCTTCTTCCACGCCTCGGTGCTGTACAGCTCGGGCAGCAGGGCGCGCAGTGCCGCCGCCAGATCGGGGTCGCCCTCCTTGTTGAGCTTGGTGGCCATGCGCTCGAAAGCGTTTTCGATGTACTCGTCAGCAGCGAACATGCTGACCGCCTTCTGGGCGGGCGCCATCTCCCACCAATTGACCTTGCGCATTTCGCGCTCGTACTCGGCAAAGTCCGCTTCGCAGGTGACGTGCATGGTTTTCGCCATGCCCTTGTTGATCTCGAACTTGTCCTTGCGCACCACGAGCGGCGCAAAGGTCTCAAGCCACCGCGTGACACCGTGAATGTTGATCGTGTCGCGCACGGCCTCCAACAACTCGTTGGCGTAGTTCGGGTTGCCCATCGCGGCCTGGTAGGCCACGGAGACTAGGACTTCTTGAATGTCGGCGCGCAGTGCCGCCTTGGACTTGCGGACGGTTTCGATGCGGGACGACAGGACGGCTTTGGCGATGAGTGCCATGATGATCTCCATGTAGGGTATGAACCCGCCCACTCAGGATGAATGGGCGTGCAGATACCGGCGAATACGGTATGGCCCACCGAGGTTTGACCTAGTGGGTTTTCGATTCGCCGATACACGGCGCACGTTAGACTGTTCTCGGCACGTGCGATGCCTCACGATAGCGTTAGCCCTATCGCGCTAGTGCAACCATGCTTGCACCTGCTAACTACCCTGGGGGTAGGTCTGATCGCTCCGGGGCATTTCAGCCTTTCCGGTCGTCCGCCTGATGCCGTGTCCTCGCCCATTTGGTGATGGGCCGTGCATCCCCCTACGTCTTCACGAGAGCCCGCGGAATACTCCCCGCACGGTTTCACCCGATCAGCAGCCGCATTGCGGGCTTACGCTGGCAAGTTAGACCAGAGCCCCCGATCGCTCGGGGCTTCACAGGTGGCGCCGTGTCTAGGTGACTTGGTGCGCTTCCTGCACTGGTGGCGGGGTGTCAAAGGGGTGCCACATGGACCCAGGGGGTGTGGCCACCCGGCCATGCTCAAGGTTTCGCTCACAGCCCACGGCAAAAAATGAGCTAGTTGTAAACTTCGTTACACCATCCCCTTAGCCACCCCACCCACAACGCCACATCCGTCGCCCCACCCACCTTGCCCCCAACCCAAAAACGTGCTACACCCTCAACACGTTTACACCGACCCCACACCCATGTCCGCCGAAGACACTGACCTCGAAACCACAACCCCAGACGACGCCGTCTCTGCGCTTCTCCCCGCAGGGGTGTCGCCCGCCGCGTTGATGGAGATGGCCGAAGACCCCGAGAACGCCTCGGGGTACGCTCGCATGTTGTGGTACGAGCAGAACGTGGTGATGCGCCAGATGTCGCCCACCCTGACCCCAGCCCAGCGCCTGGAGTGGATCAAGTCCTTGCAGAAAGTCGGCCGATTGGAGTCCGCCCCCATCACACAAGTCAACAGCCTCGACAGCCTCCCCATGATCCAGATCGTCTTCCCGAACCGCGTAGAGAAGAACGTAACGATCGAGGCCCAGCCAGCCCGCGAACTTCCAGAGGAAGACTGACACCAGCTTGCGCATGTCGTTTTTTAGTGCTACTTTGTAAGCACAAGGAGACTTTCCATGCGTACAGGCGTATACGAAATAGTCAACAACACCAACGGAAAGCGGTATGTTGGGTCCGCTGTCTATTTTGCGGCCCGGTGGGGCTGCCACAGAAGGCAGCTTAGGGCCGGCACACACCACAGCGTTTTGCTTCAGCGTGCGTGGAATAAGTACGGAGAGGCTGCGTTCGAGTTCAACAAAGTCCTTGTGTGCAAGAAAGGAGATTTGCTGCTGTATGAGCAGCGAGTCATAGACGCCACAAAACCGGAGTACAACGTCGCGAAACGAGCAGGCAGCACGCTCGGCGTAAAACCAACAGAAGCGGCACGCGCCAGATTGTCCGGGGCAATGTCTGAGCGTATTGCACGCAATCCGCAAAAACACGCCGAAACCACCGCACGGGCAAACGCGGCGTGGCGAGCCGTATGGGCAGACCAAGACCGGCGAAAGCAGATGACGGAAACGTTCAGGAGCAAAATCGTGCCGAAGCTGGAAAAAAGCTACACGTTTGGTGGGGAAACGTTGACCCGCCAGCAGTGGGCCGACCGTCTTGGGGTTACTAAATCGACGCTGACTAACAGGATTACGCGCTGGGGCGTAGAAGCTGCCCTGTCTACGCCGGCCACAAAAAAGAATTCACGCGATTCATATCTTCTGCGCGCAGCGAAACACAACCCGGAGCGCGTTTTTGTGTATGAGGGCAAAAAGCTGTTTCTGAGCGAGCTGGCCTCTGTTTTTGGCGTAACTAGGCAGGCGCTGAACTACCACCTTAAAACCAAGTCCACCGCGGAACTAATCGCCCACTTCGAACAGAGAAAGCGCAATGACTAAATTCGTGGCTTCCCCGACGATGGAAGAGTTTATGCTTTCGGAGGCGTACGTACGTGTTTTGGCAGGACCGATCGGCGGAGGCAAATCGGTGTGTTGCGCCCACGAGCTGATGAGGTGGGCGATGAACCAAGAACCAAATGCGGCAGGGGTTAGAAAAACCAGGTTCCTGATCGTTAGAAACACGGCGGACCAGTTGCGGAGCACGACCAAGAAAACCATCGACGATTGGTTTCCGCCAGGGGTTTATGGAGACTACAAAGCGACAGAAAAAACGTATTTTTACAAGCTGCGCCTGCCGGACAACACTGTTGTAGAGACAGAGTGGATGCTGGTGGCTTTGGACCACCCCGACGACGTACGAAAGGCGTTGAGTCTTGAAGCCACCGGAATCTGGGGAAACGAAGCACGCGAGCTGCACCCAGAGGTTGTGGACGGCCTGCTGATGCGGGTGAACCGCTACCCCTCGATGAAGGACGGTGGGGCATCCCGTGCCGGGGCGATCTTCGACACCAACATGCCGGGGGAAGACTCGTGGTGGCACAAGAAAATGGAGGAGGAGCGCCCGAAGAACTGGAGCGTGCACCTTCAACCCTCGGCGGTGTTGCCGATCGAGGAGTGGGTCGAGAAGTACGGGGAAGACCCGGAAGAACACACCGTCGCCCGCGATGTGGATGGGAACGAGTACGCCGTCGACCCGGAGCACGACAACTACGACAACTTGGCGAAGGACTACTACCCGAACACGCTGGAGGGCAAGACTTCTGACTTCATAGACGTCTACCTGCGGTGCCGGTACGGGCGCTCTCTGGGTGGGTTGCCGGTCTACGACAAGACGTTCCGCCACGAGCGCCACGTCGCCAAGAAGCCCCTGCGCCCCATCACCTCGGAGAACTACCCCCTGTGCATCGGGTTGGACTTCGGGCGCACGCCTGCGGCGGTCATCGGGCAGCTCACCCCCAGCGGCGGGATCAACATCCTGTCCGAGGTCATCGGCGAGAACATGGGCATCCAGACGTTCGTGAAGACCCTGCTCAAACCGCACCTCTTCGAGAAGTACCCCGGCGCCTCGACCTACATCGCGCCCGACCCTGCTGGTTGGCAGAAGACACAGGTGGGGGAGGTGAGCCCGGTGGACGTGCTGCGCAGCGAGGGGTTCAAGGTGGTGAAGCCGCAGACCAACAAGCCGACGCTTCGCATCGAGGCGGTGGACAACCTCCTCACCCAGTCCGCAGACACCCGCCCACGAGTGCAGATCGACCCGTCGTGCTCGACGATCATCCGGGGGTTTCAGGGCGGCTACCGCTGGAAGACGAACAAGGAAGGCGACTTGGTGCAGGATAGCGAACCAGTGAAGAACAAGTACAGCCACCCCCACGACGCACTCCAGTATCTCGCACTGGTGATCGACGGCGGGGCACTCGGCACGCGGCAGACGAAACGACGCGAAATCAAACCCGCTGCCTACGCGTGGACCTGACCCACACCCACAACGTGCTACACCCTAAACACCTTGCTGGAGCCCGCCAAACCTGCTATAAGCGGTGGCATCTTCGAGCACCCACACCCCAAGGATGAACATGGATTTCAACGCTCCGCTGCCGTCTCAACCGGGCTCCGGGCTCGTCATGTCCATCGGTGGTGTGTTGCCCGTCAAGAACCTCTCCCAGCTCCACGCCGAGGAGAAAGCGCAGGCGCAGATCGCCAACAGTCGCTCGTACATCACCAACCTTGCGGGGCACGTCAAGTCTCGGTGGGGTTCGATGCGGGACTACAAGCAGCAGGATGTCGAGCCGCGACTGCTCTCGTGCCTGCGCCAGCGCCGGGGTGAGTATGACCCGGAGATTCTTGCCCAGATCAAGCAGCAGGGCGGCTCGGCGATCTACCTCATGCTGTCCTCGAACAAGGCGCGTGCCGCGTCGAGCTGGATTCGTGACGTGATGAACGACGCGGGTGAAGGGGCGGTGCCTTATATCCTGCGCTCGACCCCCGTGCCGGAGCTGTCACCTCAGTTCGTGCAGCGCGCCTACCAGAGCATCCGTCAGGAGCTGGCCGTCGCCGCCTCGGTGGGGATCAACCCCTCGGAAGACGAGCTGGAGCAGTACCTCATCGCGCGCAAGGAGGTCATGGTCAACGAGCTGCGCGAGCACGCCTCGCGTAAAGCCGAGAACATGAAGCGCAAGATGGACGACCAGATGGTCGAAGGTGGGTTTCTCGACGAGTTCCACAAGTTCGTGGACGACCTGGTGACGTTCCCCTACGCGGTGTTCAAGGGGCCGATCGTCAAGCGGCGCAAGGCGCTGAAGTGGATCGAGGGGGTGGACGGGCAGTACACCATCGACCTCCAGGACGAGCTGGCCCCCACCTGGGAGCGGGTCGATCCGTTCATGATCTACTGGGCCAAGCACAGCGCGCAGCCCGACGACGGGGAGATGATCGAGCGCCACCGCCTCTCCCGTGAAGACCTCTCGGCCATGATTGGCGTGGAAGGGTACTCGGACGCCGCGATCCGCGCGGTGCTCGACGAGTATGGTGCCGGTGGCCTGCACGAGTGGCTATGGATCGACACCGAGAAAGCAGACGCCGAAGGGCGCGGCGCGGACCTTGAGAACGACTCCGGGCTCATTGATGCGCTGCAATATTGGGGCTCGGTGCAGGGCAAGATGCTGCTTGACTGGGGGCTGGACGACGGCGTCGTGGACGATCCGCTCAAGGACTACCCTGTCGAGGTGTGGCTCGTGGGCGACTGGGTCATCAAGGCCGTCGTGAACCCCGAGGCGCTCGGGCGTAAGCCGTACTACAAGGCGTCCTACGAGGAGGTGCCGGGGGCGTGGATGGGTAACAGCCCGATGGACCTGATCCGCGACTGTCAGGCGGTGTGCAACGCCGCAGCCCGCGCGCTGGTGAACAACATGGGCATCGCCTCGGGTCCGCAGGTCTGGGTCAACGTCGACCGACTGCCGCAAGGGGAAGAGATCACCCAGATGTACCCGTGGAAAATCTGGCAGTTCACGAGCGACATGGCGAACAACAGCGCCCCTCCGGTGGACTTCTTCCAGCCGAACTCGCTCGCCTCCGAGCTGATGACGATCTACGAGCGCTTCCACGACCTCGCGGACAACTACTCGGGCATCCCGCGCTACCTGACGGGTGGCGAGTCTCCGGGCGGGGCGGGGCGCACGGCCTCAGGCATGTCCATGATGATGAACAACGCCGGGAAGGCGATCAAGCAGGTCATCTCGAACATTGACCGCCACGTTATCCAGCCCGCCGTCGAACGGCTTTGGATGTGGAACATGCGCTACTCGGACGACCCGGACCTCAAGGGCGACGTGAAGGTCGTCGCCAAGGGGGCCAACGCCCTGGTGGTGAAGGAAGCCGCCGCGCAGCGCCGCAACGAGATGATGCAGATCGCGCTCACCAACCCGATGGCCCAGCAGATCATGGGCGTCGAAGGGGTTGCCGCGCTGCTGCGCGAGCAGGCCAAGACGCTCGACATGAACGCCGACAGGATCGTCCCCAGCCCCGAGATTGCCAAGGCCCGCGCGATGGTGGCGCAGGCGCAGGCGATGATCCAGCAGGCTCAGATGGCGCAGCAGGGGATGCTGATGCACCCCCCTCCAGGTCAGGGCGGCTCGCCGCAGGCGGGGCCGACAACGGACTCTGGACAGCGCTTGGCTGACGGCACTCCCGTGACGGATACGTTCAGTCCGATGCGAACTGCTTGACGTGCTTACGTGTAAGCATGTATATAGCTACAGTATGAACCGTGTTGACCTGCATACCGCGACCACCTTCCTCAAGTTGAGGTCGCCTGACTTTGCCGCTGTTGTGGCGCACCTGAAGGCTTGCCGACAGGACGCTCAGGAGGTGATGAGTCAGACCCCCCACGAGGACGTGTGGCGGACCATGCAGGGCAGAGCGGCACTTGCAGCAGAGCTGGTCGACCTCATCGAGAACGGTGAAGCGTTGGCGGCGAAGCTGGCGAGACGATGATTTTTCAACCCAAGCTCCCCGGCCAACCCGGAAGCGATGGAGACTCAAGTGAGTAAATTCCCCGAAGCGATTCAGCGCCAGATCGACGAAGCCGAAGCACTGGAGAAGCAACTGTACGGACAGCCCGAAGGTGACGTCACCGAAGGTTCCGCCGAGGTTGTTGATCAGCCGGTTGTCGAGCCTGTTCAGACCGAGCAGCCCGCGCCCGAACCGCAAGAGCCGCAACAGCAGCCCGAACTCAAAGCCAAGCCTGGACGCGAGGAGGATGTGGACTACTGGCGCAGTCGCGCCAACGCCCTGCACGGTTTGAACCAGCAGCAGGCGCAGGAAGTCCAGACCCTCAAGCAGCACCTCCAGAATCTGGCCTCCGAGGTCGAGCACCTGAAGACCGCCAAGACGAAAGAGGCGGAAGCGGCAGAGAAAGACAACGACGCCGAAGTTTTTGGCGAGGATTTGATCGAAGCCGTCGATCGTCGTGCGAAGCGTATGGCTGAAGCCCTCGTGGCGCAACAGACCGCGCAGATGCAGGCGTATATCAAGCAGCTCGAAGGACGACTGTCGAACGTCGACCAGCAGGTTGCCACCAGCGCGCAGGATCGGTTCGTGAACCGACTCGCCCAACTCGTTCCCGATTATGCGGCGGTGAACGTGGATCAGGGTTTCCTGTCGTGGCTGGGCGAAGCCGACCCGGTGTACGGGGTGACGCGTCAGGCCGCACTCGATGCTGCCGCGCAGAATCTCGACGCTGACCGGGTGGCGAACGTGTTCAACGCCTACAAGGCGTTGACGGGTAAACAGGGTCAGACGCAGCAGCGTCAACAAGTCCGCCAGGAACTGGAGCGTCAAGTGGCTCCGGCCAAGGCAACCGCCAGCGCGCCTACTGCGCCCGCTGGGAAAATCTGGACCCGCGCTGAATTCGAGCGCGCCTACGACCCGCGAAACATCCGCGACATGGGTCAAGCGAAAGCCGACGCCCTCGTGGCGCAGGCCGAGCAGGCGCTCGCAGAAGGCCGCGTTCAGTGGTGAGCCCCGGAGCCATGTACGAGACGACCCTTATTGAATCCAAGGAGTAATCCAACATGGCTACTGTAACCGCTTCCGTCCCGCTGGTTGGCTACGCCACCACGCCCACCACCGCTGGTGGTAACTACGCTGGTGTGAACTACTCGGGTACTTTCATCCCGACGCTGTGGGCTTCCAAGCTCAACCGCAAGTTCTACACCTCGACCTGCCTGACCGAGATCACCAACACCGACTTCCAGGGCGACATCGCCAACCTGGGCGACAAGGTTGTGATCAACAATGTGCCGGACATCGCCATCGCCGACTACAAGATCGGTGGTGATCTGAACTACGCCGTGCCGACGCCGTCGACCGTCGAGCTGGTCATCGACCGCGCTAAGTCGTTCCAGTTCCAGGTCAACGACGTCATCGTTCATCAGTCCAAGCCGAACATGATGGAGACCTTCTCCAACGACGCGGCCATGCAGATGAAGATCGCCATCGACAAGGCGGTGATCCACGGCGACAGCGCAGCCCTTCCGGGTATCAGCTCGACCGCCGACGCGGCCAACCAGGGCGCCACTGCGGGCGCCAAGACGGGTAAGTACAACCTGGGCACCGCTGACGCACCGATCGCGCTGACCGGTGCGAACGTTCTTCAGACCCTGACCGCTCTGTCCGGCGTGCTGGACGAGCAGAACATCCCCGAGACCGATCGCTGGCTGCTGATCGACCCGTACACCCGCAACCTGCTGATGCAGTCGAACCTCGCGCAAGCGCAGTTCATGGGTGACGACAAGTCGATGGTCCGCAACGGCAAGATCGGCATGATCGACCGTTTCACCACGTACGTCACCAACCAGCTCCCGGCCGCTGCCGCCGCGCAGGACTACTGGGGTGGTGCCGCCGCAGGCACGGCCGCTCGTCGCGTGATCATGGCCGGCCACAAGAGCGCTGTGACCTTCGCTAGCCAGATGACGAAACTCGAGACTTTGCGAAATCCTCGGGATTTTGGGGACCTCGTACGTGGGATGCAGACCTTCGGATGGAAGACGCTTCTTCCGAAGGCGCTGGCTGTTGCGCTCGTCAACTAACGTGCTATGATGTAAGCACGTAGACCGCGGAAAAGGGGCTTCGGCCCCTTTTCTTTTTCGAGGAGGGCGCCGTGAAAACGTGTCCATGCTGCAAGGCAGAGAAGCCTGAAACCGAGTACAACAAAGACGCCCGCAGAAGTGACGGGCTGCAAGTGTACTGTCGCCCGTGCGCGAGAGAGAAGGGTCGTGCGAGCGAAGCGCGCCGGAAGGCCGGATTGATCGTCAAGCGCGATCCAGCGCCAGAAGGCCACAAACACTGCGGGCGGTGCAAAGAGACGAAGCCGCTTGCCGCGTTCTATTTTGTCAAGGGTGCGCCGACGTCGTACTGCACGGCGTGCGTGGCGGACAGTCAGCGCGAGTACCGCGAGCGCAACGCAGAAGCCGTTAAGGCTCGTAAGCGCGAGTACCGCGAAAAAAACCGCGAGCGCTTGCTCGCAAAAGACAGGGCGTACTACGAGGCGAATAAAGAGCGCATTAACGCGCAGAACAGGGCGTACTACGAAGCAAACAAAGATCGGATGCTTGCGTGGCAGAAGGAGTACGCTAACCGCCCAGACCGCATTGAGAAGACGCGCGAGAGCGAGCGAAAGTATAAAGCCGCCAACAAGCACGCCATCAAGGCTGAGTACGAGAAGAACAAGCCGGCCTATTTCGAACGCGCCGCGCGTCGACGCGCCACCAAAAAGCAAGCAACCCCGGCATGGGCGGACATCGAGGCCATCCGCGAGTATTACCGCGCGGCTCGTGCCTTTCGCAAGTACGGCTACGACTTCCACGTCGACCACATCGTGCCGCTGAAGAGTCCGCTCGTGAGCGGCCTGCACACCGAGGCCAACCTTCGCCTCCTTCCCGGCGCGGAGAACCGAAGCAAGCACAACCGCTTCTGGCCCGACATGCCGTAACATGCTACGACAGTAACGCGTGGAACAGGGGCCGAAGCCCCTGTTTTGTTTTCGCAACCCATTGACCTGCTTACGCCTAAACAGTATATTCGGACAAGCGCAAAGCCCCATTTCGGAGCCCCACATGAGCCTCTACGACAAGCTGAACGACGACCCGCGCGTTCAGAACTGCTTCCCCAAATTCATCGCTGTTGTCGATCGCAAGCACGTCGTGCTGGCCGAGGTCGTCAGCGGTCAGGTCTACCTGACCCACGAAGGCGAAGCGTTTTTCGCCGACGCTCCGGCCGACGAAGCGGAAAAGCCCGCCAAGAAGCCGCGCGCCAAGAAGGCCGCGCCGGTCGAGGTTCCCGAAGTCGAGGCCGACGATCTGGGAGAAATCCCGGATTTCCTCGACGACCTGGACGTGGGTGAATAACCGTGACGGTCGCGCTTGAAACCTTCATCCCGGACATCGCGGTGGAGTGTTCCGGCGCGTCCAATCCGCTGATTCTGTCGGCGGTGCGCACGGCTGTCATCGAGTTCTGTCGCAAGAGCCTGTACTGGCAAGAAGAGACGGACCCGGTGCCGATCATCAAGGGGGTTGCGGAGTACGAGCTGTACGCCCCCACCGGACGCCAGATCGTGCAGATCATGAGCGTCAACATCGACGGCGACGGCACCTTGCCACCCCTGACCCTTGAGCAAGTCGAGCGCGCGTTGCCGCAGTGGCGCACCGTGCAGGGTAGTCCGGTTGGTTTTGTCGCGGTGAACCCCGATACCTTCCGCCTCACACCTGTGCCTGATGCGACCGGCACCTTGACTGCCACAGTGGCGTATGCCCCGACCCGCACGGGCGGGGTCGTCCCCGATGCGATCTACGACCAGCACTTCGAGGTCATCAAGCACGGCACGCTCTCGCGGCTCAAAGCCATGATGGGGCACGCGTTCTACGATCCGCAGGCGGCGATCTACTACACCGGGCGGTTCAACGCAGGGGTGAACGCGGCGGCGGTCGAGCGCAACAAGGGGTTCTCCCGAGCCAATTTGCGGGTTGAGCCCCGCGCTTTTGTTTGAGGTAGCGCATGGCCGCAATCCAAGTCAACGACGTCGTCACGCGGGTGTCGCAGCTCCTGCAAGACACGACGCACATCCGCTGGCCGCTGGCCGAAAAACTCCAATACATCACCGACGCCGCGCGGGAGGTGTGCTTTTTCAAGCCGGACGCCTGCGTCAAGACGAGCGTGGTGAATCTGGTTGCCGGGACCAAGCAGGGCATCCCTGCGGACGGCACGACCCTGATCGACATCGTGCGCAACATGGGCGTGGGTGGCGCCACGGCAGGCACCGCGCCGCGCGCCGTGACCCGCGAGATTCTGGACGCCCAGCTCCCCGGCTGGCACGCCTCCACGGCGAGCGCCGAGGTCAAGCACTACACGTTCGACCCGCAGAACCAGAAGGTCTTCTACGTCTATCCGCCGCAGCCTTCGAGCGGCATGGGTTCGCTGGAGGTGGTGTATTCGGCCGAGCCTGCGAACGCTGCCGAGAACGGCACGCTCGATCTGGACGGCACCTGGGTGCCTGCGATCGTCAACTACACGCTGTACCGCTGCTACTCGAAGGATGCCGAATACGTCGCTAACGCGAACCTTGCGGTGGCGTACTACCAAGCCTTCAACGCGCAGATGACCGCGCGCACCGCAGCCGAGCAAGCCGCCGACGTGAATCGCAACAGCGCGGGCACGAACCCCAACGTAAGGGGCTGACACATGAACAGTGTCCATACCCCGGTAGAGCCAGATCGCCGCCACTGGCACCTCGACAAGACGCTCAACGTCTCGCACCTGCTCACCACGCTGGTGATCGCAGGAAGCCTTTTCGCGTATGCGAACAACATGGATAAGCGCGTGGCGATTCTCGAAGAGAAGATGCAGGTGCAGGCGACCGAGAACCAGCGCAGCCAGACCGAGGTAAAAGAACTCGCAGCCGACGTGAAGCACGAACTGCGTCTTTTGCGAACCGAGCTTTTGCGCCTGATGGCGACAAAAAGCCCTCCGACACCATGAACTGCCTGACCCGCTCCCTCGATCTGCTGCATGAGAAGGGCGGTTGGTTTGCTGCGCGGGCGAGCGTCCATTCTGAGTGGGGAATGCACGCCATTCACATCGACCGTGACGGACGGGTGACGAGCTACGTCCCGCCCAAGCCGCTACTGCACCCTGCGCTTTCGCTGTCGGGTTTTGATGGGGGTGATCTGCACGCGGACTACCCGCTCAACGCCCATCCTGCACCGCTAAAGATGATCGTTGTGAGCGCATGGATTCTCGCCATCGGCGCAACGCTCTGGGCAGTCAAGCGCGCGATCTGGAGGCGCACATGATCTACCTCTGCTCCTATGTCGGCAAAGGGCAGCTCGGCAACGCGATCATTCGCGGCTGGTCCGGGCGACAGGAGTCCCATTCTGAGCTGCTGATGGGCGACACAACCTTTGCGTCGACCGTTCGTGACGGCGGCGTGCGCTCGCAGTCTTCCAGAAAGACGCTCGCCAAGCTGGAGCACTGGATCATCGAGCCGTGCAAGTGGATCACGCCGGACCAGATCATCGCGCACTTCGCAGCGACGCAAGGGCAGACCTACGACTGGTTTGGGTTGGTTGGCTCGCAGGTCTTCAACCGGGGCATCCACAACAAAGGTGCTGCGTTCTGTTCGGAGTGGATCGCCCAAGCGGGCGGCGTACCGAACCCGGAACTCTACAACCCCGGAACGCTGCGCGACCTGAACCGCTATTTGAATGAGGTGGTGCGATGAACTTCGACAAGGCATTCGACCGCCTGCTCGGCCACGAGGGTGGTTTTGTGGATCACCCGCGCGACCCTGGAGGCGCCACCCGGTGGGGCATTACGCAGCGCGTCGCTCGTGCCCACGGCTACGTTGGCGACATGCGCTCCTTCCCTGTTACTGATGCGAAGCGTATTGCCCGCACGGACTATTGGGACGCTGTGCGCGCCGACGAAATGCCTGACGCGGTGCGTTTCGACCTTTTCGATGCGGCCTACAACTCCGGCTCAAAGCAGGCGATCAAGTGGCTGCAACGCGCGGCCGGCGCCAGTGACGACGGGATCATTGGGCCAAAAACCATTGCCGCGGTGCGTATGGCGGACCCGAATTTGCTCTCCAAGCGTTTCAACGGCCACCGGCTGCGCTTTATGACTGACCTAAAGACGTGGGGCAGCTTTGGCAGGGGCTGGGCGCGGCGCATCGCGGACAACCTGTTGGGTGTGTGATGACTTCAGACCTTCCGATGTGTTGCCGGTCTTGCGCGCACAAGCAAAGCCAATACCTCTACCCGAGCTGGAGCCATCGGTGCGTAAAGATGAAACCCATAATCGACGGGTGCCGATGGAAGACCGCACACCGCACACAGGAGATGCGCAATGAACGCAAAGATTACTGACATGGCCGCATGGAAGTCTGAACATTTCAAGCCGATCAACGATGCGTGCCGCTGGAGCGAGGCGGTTGAATCCGTGATGACAACGAACCTGCGCATCGTGTTCGCGTGGCAGCGGACGTGGTTGCGTGCATGGGGGCTGTAATGGATTGGAAAACCCTTGGTCGTTCTGTAGCGGCGGCTGCGCCTGCGCTTGGTGTTGCGCTTGGCGGGCCTGCTGGCGGAGCGATTGGTTCGCTCGTCGCCTCCGCTTTTTGTGCCGAAGCGACGCCGGATGCGGTTTCTCGGGCAGTGTTGGCAGACCCGGAGGCTACTGTAAAGCTGCGAGAGATTGAGCTGAAGCACGCGGAGGTACTTGCAAGCCTCGCAGTGCAGCGTGCAGAGATGGAGATTGCTGACGCACAACAGGCGCGCGTTGTTCATCAAGGGCACTGGATGCCGTGGGTACTGACGATATTGCTGGCGCTGATGGTGGCCTCAATGGGCGCCGGTCTTTTCGTGCTTGATACGCCAGCGGAAAACCGCGAGGTGGTGTATCTGCTTGCAGGCCAATTGCTCGGGGCGTTTGCAACGGCGATTGCCTACTGGCTTGGCTCGTCTCGCGGGTCTGCTGAAAAACAGCGCGTCTTGGAGCAGCGATGACGACCCTTTCCATTCGCAAGTTCAACGGCGAGGTTCCTCGCCTCCCGGCCGACCGGCTCCCCGAGGACGCCGCACAAACGGCGATCAACTGCGACTTCGCGCACGGCGAGCTGCGACCTCTCAAGGCGCTCGGAACCCATTACACGGTGGCGGCTTCGGCACAGCCGTGCCGTGCACTCTTCACAGCGGACGGCGTGAATTTCTTTGCCTGGAACATGCCCACGCGAGCATACCTGCACCCGACGATTGACGACACCGCGAACCGGGTGATCTACCACACGCAGGGGCAGGCGCTGAAGGTGGCGACACTCTCGCAGGCCAAGGCGATCAACCTGAACCCTGAGCCACCCGCAACCGCGTTCGACGTGGGAGTGACGCTCCCTGCTGCGCCCGCCGTGAGCCTGGGTGCTGCGACCTCCGGCGACCTGGAGACGGTCGCGCTCGTGGCGACCGTGGTGAATATCTGGGGCGAAGAGTCCGCCCCGAGCAACCCCGTGTTGTTCGACCGTCAGGCGGGGCAGAGCGCGACCTACACCGTGACGCACACGGCGACCGCAGGGCAGCAGGCGATCAACGGGATCAACTTCTACCGCACCTACCCGAGCCAGCAGGGCACGACAGAATACTTTCTGATCAACTCAACCCCTGCTGCGCTCTCGGGCGGCACGGCGAGCATCACCGACGCATCGGACACCCCGCAGACCACGACGAACCTCACCTCGACCGAGTGGGACACGCCGCCTGCGCTGCCGAACAACCTCACCTACGTCGGGAACGGCTTCTTCGCCATCGGCTCGGGCAAGGACATCGTGTTCAGCGAGCCGTACCGGCCGCACGCATGGCCGTACCGCATGACGCTCCCCCACGGGATTGTTGGCATCGTGGCGATCGAGGGGGGCATTCTGGTGACGACGCAGGCGCAGACCTACCTCGTGTCCGGGGCGCACCCCACGCAGATGAGCCAGCAACTTCTCCCGGTCGAGCAGGCTGGGTGGTCGTCCACGGCGATGAGCCGCATCGAGGGCGCGGCGGTGTTCGCGTCCAATGACGGCCTTGTCTCGGTCTATGGCGGGCAACCCTCGCTCAAGGAGTCGCAGAGCCTTTTCACCCGCAAGGACTGGCGTGAGAAGTACAGCACGGCGCGACTCAACTTGCGCCTCGCGCACCACGACGGCAAGGTGCTCGGCCTGATCGACCCGAGCTATCCCACGGCCTCCAGCGCAACCCCGTTCATCCTGCGTCTGGACGAAGCGGCGGGGTCTTACTCCCGGCTCGATGCAGGCCAGAGCCTCTACAACGCTGCGGTGTCGGGCACGACCGACCAGCTTTTCGTCACCACGGCGACCGGGTTCGCGGAGTTCGCCGGGTCGAGCACGGACCTGACTTACGAGTGGCGCTCCGGGGATCGGTTGTTCCCGCTGCCGGTCGGTTTCGCGTGTGGCGTGGTGGATGCCGTGGGCTCGGCAACGCTTGAAGTCTATGCGGACGGCGCGCTTCGCGGAACGGTCGCCGTTTCCGGGCGCACGAACTTTCGCCTGCCGCCCAACGGCCCAGCCTATCGCTGGTCGGTGAAGCTAACCGGCACGGCTGTCGTGCGTGAAGTCTCGCTTGCTCAATCTTTTGCCGAACTGAAAGGTGTTTGATGGCAGTCCAAGTCAATCCGATCACGCCCAGCCTCCCCGCCACCACGGCGATCCAAGACCCGGCCACCCGGCGCTTCGCCCAGGCCGTTGAGGACGCCCTACGTGCGCTGCGCTCTGAAGAGGGCGCAGTCGAGTCCCTGAAAAAAGCGGCGGACGCCATGAATGGGGCAATCGCAGGCGGCACCCCGCCGAGCATCGCGCAGTGGCTGTTCTCGTCCGAGCTGTACCAGAAGCTCACGAGCGAGATTGCGCGCATCGACGTTGAGGCGAAACAGAATCTGCTGGACGAGGCGCTGGCGCGACAGACCGCCATCGACGAAATCAACGCCACGCTGGCGACGATTCAGAGCACCGGGGCCTATGACCCGCTCGTGACCTACGCCATCGGTAGCATGGTGACGTATGACGGCAAGCTCTATCAGGCGATCCTGGAGACAACCGGCAATCTGCCGACCAATACGACCTACTGGAAGAAAGTGGGCGATTACGCCACGCTGGGCGACGTGGTGGCGGCGCACACGCTGGAGATCAACGACCTTGAGTCGCGCGTCACGACCGACGAGGGCAACCTGACCGCAGAGATCGCGGATCGTCAGGCATTGGCAACACAGGTGCGCGGCACCTACACCGGGACGGACGTCAACCTTGTCTCGCAGGGGCTGATCTATTCGGAGCGCGTCGCACGGGCGACCGCCGACAGTAACGAAGTCGCCGCACGGCAGAGCCTGTCCGCCAAGCTCACCGGCAGTAACGACCCGTCTGGACTGACAATTGAGACGCTCGCGTCTGGTCTGCTCTTCGACGAGAAGCAGGCTCGGGTAAGTGGCGACGGCGCAAACGCCTCGTCCATCTCTGCGCTGCGCGCGCAAGTGGGTGTGACCGAAGCAGGGGCGCTCACGACGGGGCTGATCCTGGACGAGAAGAACGTCCGCGCCTCGAACGACCTTGCTATCGTCAATGCGGTGAACACCGCGCTCGCGCAGATCACCGGGGTCTCGACCTCGATCAGTCAATCGGGCGAGAACCTGATCGCCAACTGGACGACAGCTCAGGCGGATAAGTGGAGCCAGATCGAGTCCGAGGTACTGACCTCGGGCGGGCAGACCATCCGCGCGGCGCTGCTTCAAGAGTCCCAAACCCGAGCAAATGCAGACGGCTCGCTTGGCGCGCAGTGGGCGATCAAGACCGACATCAACGGCTACATCTCCGGGTTCGGCTTCGCCAGCACCGCGAACAATGCGGCCCCTACGTCAGAGTTCATAATCCGCGCCGACAAGTTCGCCGTGGTGATGCCGGGGTACGGGGAGCATGTGCCGTTTGCGATCGGCGACTTCGGTCCCTCCATCGTTGGAGAGGGCGGCTTCTCCGTTCCCCTGAACTCGCTGGTGAATCAGGCCGCACAACCGACCTCGTTCTTGGAGACATTCGAGTCCGGGAACCTCTCCAACTGGCAGAACCGTAGCGGGGCCGGGGAGATTTCGGTGCTCTCTGCTGCGGACTCGCTCACGGGCGGGAAGGTGCTGCGCGTTGGCAACAACAGCGGCGACGATCAGGCATGGCTGATCCACAAGCAGAACATCCCGTTCAACCCTTCCGTGCTGTATCGCATCAAGTTCAGGGTGCGTAGAACGGCAGGCACCGGCACGGTCTATCTCGGTGTGGCGGGCGTTGCGGCGGACGGCGCGACGTTCGTGAACGTGACGGGTGCAAATAGTGCGTCTTCGCAGCACTATGTTGCCGCCTCGGCAGCGAACCCCGGTACAGACTGGACCGAGTACGTCGGCTACATCAAGGGTACGGCGGCGGCTGGGCAATCAGGCACAAACCCGGCTGTCACCGCGCCGCTGAAGCTGCACCAGAGCGTCAAGTACATCCGGCCTCTTGTGCTGGTGAACTACGCGAACAAACCGGGCGTGACGGAGGTGGATTACTGCGCCATCGAGCCGATGACGGACGCCGTGAACTGGGACAGCGTAACAGGGACGGGCAAAGACAGCCTCGTCACAACGGCCAGCACCGCACTAACGAACGCCAATGCGGCCCAAGCAGACGCAACGGAAGCCCTCAATGACCTTGCCGACATCGCAGCCGACAACAA